ATCCTTCTGTTTCTATAGTAACATATCCGTAATCATTGTGTATTTCCACAAACTCTGCCTTGCGTGTTTCTACGTCCCAAACCAATATTCCATGGTCCAAAGCTTCACCATGATTCTGTTGTATAAGTGAGCCAGGATAAGCTATTGTGTCTGTTAAGAATTGTGCCGGTTTGTGAATATCACCAAGCAAAGTCATATCATGTCCGTTGAACAAATCAGTAGTAACATGTTCATTTGATATCTCGTATCCAATGTCTGTTTTTGCAGAATGAACGGCACCATGGTGTAAAGCTATTTTCACGTTGTCAGTAACAATGTCATCGCCTTTTATGTATTTTGCAGGTTCAACATCAACTGCCATATGATTCCAAGTAATACCTGCAAAATCAAATACTCCGTTGTCTTTTATGAAAACAATGTTGTCATTTTGTATTACGTCTAGCACAGGACTTAAAGCATCTTCACGATATAAATTGTTGAGATTCATGTCATGATTACCAAGAATAACTATGGTTGGTATTTCAAAGCCTTTAAAGAAATCAGTTAGCATTCTAACTAGTTCTGGCGACATATCAAGTTTGCTGTGAACTATATCTCCAGTAACTACTGCTATACTATTTTCCGTTTTAGTTTTATTGATATATTCAAACATGTTTTCAAATACATGTCGATATTCTTTATGCCGTTTCAATGTACGGATATGCACATCAGATATATGATAAATTTTATCAGCTTTTTTTATTTCCATATAAGTCCCATTTGGAGTTGCATTAACTGTTCGAATGTCATTACTCCGGTTTGTTCTATAATTTCTGTTATTCTTTCAAATCCTAAATCAGATGCATCTTCATCTTGTAATTCTATGAAATACACGTTAAGTCCTTCATCCATAAAACGTTTTGCTATTGTTAAAGCATTGCGAATTGCGTCGGCATCTAAACATATATAAATGTCTTTGACTCGTTGCTCTATGATTTTTTTCTGTAGTTCTGGTTGAATTATTTTGCCGAAAAGTGGTATTGCGTTTCTTTTGATTGCTATTGCATCAAATGCACCTTCACAAAGCACAATAGGTTGTGACCAGTTAATAGTTAAATCAAAACCAATAATGTCTTTGCTTACTTTAGGATTTTTGTGTTTATACTTGTCAGCTTCATAATATGCTCGACTAACAAAGTAATTCAAGTTACCATTGCAATCATAACTAGGAATAACAATTTTACCACTATATTCTCCTTCTTCACAATATCCAATTCTATACTTTATTATATCAAATATAGTTACTCCACGACGTTTCAGATAAGACATTGCGTTTCTATAATCAGGAGTCTTGCGAGGTCTCCAAAGCGGAACATAATGTTCTGGTAATGATACTTCGATTTCTTTCGTTTCTTCTTGTTGAGACGTTTTATATCTTGCAGACTTTACTATTTTTTCAAGTCTCTCAAAGTATTGTTTACCTAATTTTAACTGCTTGAATAATGACGCTATGCTACGTCCTTTTTTATCAGATATCCAACAATGCCATGGATTCTCTCCTTCATTTGTTGTGTTGATATCTATCTCTAACTTCGGTTTATAATGTGAAGTAAATGGAGAAAAGAATGCAACGTTGTTACCAGATGTTGGCTTTCCTTTACCTAAAACAGATTCTAATAACTGCAGTAACTTGAGATTTTGCATATATTATATAATAGAAAATAACTGTAATATATCCAATTATATTATATAATATTATTAATTATGGTTAGACACATACATTTCATTCCTGGTCTAACGATCGATTCAAGTCTGAATCAATCATTTTAAATAATTAACATCATTTTAATGAATATATTAATTTTTTTTCACAAATCAAACCTTATACAAAAAAACGTTTTGGATCTTGTGGTTTTTCGCCTGGTTTTAAACATTCCGCCATCCATTCCGTTGGTATTTCTTTTTTTGCTACTTTGTCAATACCTAGCTTATTTGCATAGACTTCATATGTAGTTTTACTACCTTTTGATATTTTTTGATTTGGATTCTGAAACACTAATCTTAAATCTATATCAGGATTTGACTGTAATACATGTTTCATTTTTTTACGGTCCGTTGCAGTCCAACGTCCTTTAGTTTCTATGTACATGAAAGTTCCATCTCGTTTTGTGAATACGAAGTCTGGTGTATATTTGTGTTTTGTTTCTGGAACCGTGTATCGAAGTGTTTCAGTTTCATAGTTTACTTCATAATCGTTTGATTTGATTTGTTCTGCTACAGTTAATTCTAAACCTGATTTATAACCGTATTTGTAAGCTGCTTGGCGTTGTTTGCTACCAGCAGTGTGCCAATGATTTCGTTTCATAACTATTTTATATTTCCTAATGCTTTCTGTGTTTTTATAAATGTTTCTTTAAACTGCGATGCTTCTGCATAAAATTTAATTTCATTAGATGGTTGAATTGAATTCAATTCAGTATCAAAATATTCAAATTGATAATATAAAACACCGCCAATATCTACTGAATTTAATAATGTTACTTGCGTTATTTCTGTTTTAGGTATAGAATATTCATAATATTCTGTGCTATTAATCGGTAATGACTTATATACTAAATCACCAGTATCTTGTTTAAATGGTTTTTCTAATTTAGATGTTAAATTTTGATATACTTTGAATAATCGACCATCTTCGCCATACATATCATCCATTATAGTTTTGTTTTCAGAATCAATAAAATTCGTAACATCTACACGACCAGATTCTATTTTTCCGGTTATTGTTTTACAATTTGCTACAACAAGTTTAACTGTTAATCTGAAAGGATCATTACTTGGTAGTGTATTAATTACCGGTTCGTCTGGAACATTGGATAATTTAGTTGATTCAATTGCATCTGTTAATAATTTAGTTAAATTATATGCATTATATCTAGAAGCGGCAACTGAATTAGTTGTATTTGAATCTGCTTTTTGAGTTAATACACCGGTATTGAATATTGATTGGTCGTCATATGTTCCTTTATATGTTAAACCTATATCATATACTGCTTCTTGTGCTTCGATTAATGTAAGTTGAATCCGAAAATCATCGACCATACCGGCCTCGGTATCAAACATCGTGCCTCCGATTACTACATCACCTACTCCAGATGCCCATCGAGGATCTGTTAATGTTCCTTTAAAAGTTTTTACATGTAGTGCCTTGTCAATCGTTAACGTAGTTTCTATAAATTCTAAAGTTCCATTATGTGGAATTCCATCTTTAAAATCTCCGACAAATTTATAAATGTCATGTGCCTGACTTTGACCGTAATATAATTTTGCTGTTCCGGATAAAGCTTGGTATGAAACAGTTGATTCCTTAGGGTCAAAAACAGTAACGGCTTTTCCTGTAAATTCTGCAGGTCCTTCGTTTTTTAAATTAACTATTTTACCTGTTTCTTCAATTGAAGCATCATGTTCTTCATCCTTTATACTGCTACGCAAAGCAGAAAGATTGATTTTTTCTAAACCACTTTCTTTCCATGCTTTATTAATTTCAGCATCATCGCTTTGATCCACTACTTTTTTCATTCTATCAATATATGTGATCATTTGTTGATCAGATAATACTGGGAGATTATATCCAATTCGAAACTTTCGTAAATCTTTGTCTAATAAATTATGATTTTCTAATAAGCTAACCAATTTACCAAGCTTGGATCGATCAAATACCATCAAGTTAAAAACTTTTCTTCTTGGTTTAGATTTTACTGTAGCTAAAACATAAAGATATTTGCTATTATCATATACTCCAGATTTTCCATAACGATGGCCAGGTTTTGAATTCATCAATGAAACAATATTTTTAATTATGTCTGACAAATTGCTTGTAGGATTTTTTACATCACTATATGCTTTCAACACAACAGGTTGTCCTGATACGGCACCTACTTTTTCGGCATTTTTTTCAGCTTGGTCTCTTCTTCTTTTTTCAAATACATTTTTTGGTTCTGAAAATGGCATACGAATAAACCAATCGCCTGATTGTTCAAATAAGACATTGCGTATAATATGTTCTAACATTTTACTCATTTAATATAAATATTTACCAATCAATTAGTACCAAGTTTCCTTGCCAACGCATAACGTTATCTGTTTTAAAGTCTAAATCTAAATCAAGATCCACAATACCCATTTTCTTTATATCTTGTTGCAAAGCTCTTAAAAATGTAACTAATTCTTGATCTTGCTCTCCACCACCATCTGAATCTAAGTAATCAAATATAGAAACTTCACCACCAGTTTCACGAGCATATTGTTTATATGATTGCATGAAACGATTTATATTTTCAATATCTACAGAACTTAAATTAGAAGCTTTTGACATTATGTAAAGCATCTTTTTTTCATTAACATAATATACTGGAATAAATGTGCTAAACTCATCATATCTTCCTACAATTATACTTGCAACATCAAATTCATCTGATTCTGTAGTTATCTTGAAAAGTTTATCTTCACCATCAATTTCATAAACACGACCATTATCACCTTGATCAAAAAAACGAAATTCATTGTTTTTTATTTTGTCAAGAATTCTAGAAATATCTTCTTGCTTTAATTCTTTTAATAATGTTTTTAATCGTATCATTTTGTTATGTTTTTATCTAAATCTATTCTGATTAAAAAATTAGTGTCTACATCATTTCTTTTGCGTATAGGTTGTGCTAATTTACCTATTGCTAATAATTGGCCTGCATCATTATACAATCCAATACTAGTTATATAAGGAGCAAAATCACTACCGGATACAAAACCACGATAAGTTTGATTGTTATCTTTTGTCAATGTTACATTGTTAGACATATTAAAATCACCAGCATCTAAACGAGTAGTTACTCCTAATTCATGTATAGTAACTGTGCTTTTATATGAAGCAGTGAATGGAGTTTCTAATAAATCATCTACACGATAATCTGCAGAACTAAACACAACAATACCTTGTTTTCCAAAAACATTTCCAACATATTGTGTTTGCAGAGCAGTACCTCCTTCAGTCCGGTCTGCTAAATATCCTACTTGTGTGCTAGTTAATGCTTTATTATATATTCTAATTTCATCAAGTTGACCTTGCAAATTAAAACTATTTGTAGTATATCCTCCAATACTCAAAGATTGATCATTATCAATTCTTGCTGAAGATGAATATGGTGATTCTATGTCTTGCAATAAAGTATTTGAAGCAGATGCATGAAGTGTTCCATTAATATACATTTCAAGTTCACTTCCTGTTTTTTGACAAACTACATGAGTCCAAGAACTAGAAACATCTGCAGATGAAGTAATCATAGCAATAAATTCAGTGCTACCTGCAGCACTAAATCGTAACTGATTGCTACCACTTAGTTCTACCTTGAATGGATATTGTGGTGTCAATGAGCTTGTGGATTTTGTAATAACAACTTGATTTGAAGTACCACTATTAGCACCACTAATAAAAAATGAAATAGCATAATCTTCATTGCGATTATATTCTCCTGAAAGTGTGTCTTGAATATATCCAGCACCATTAAAATAAGCAGACAGACCTAATGGTAATTGCCTTTCATTACTTGTTGGTATTCCGTCAATATATGTTACGCCGGAGCTTTGATATGTAATTCGATTAGTATCAAAATATTCATTGAATCCTTCATACCATTTTACATCTGTGATAATAGATGCAGTACTAAAAGCAGAGTCAATAATATTACCATATTGGTCAGATTCAAAAGATCCTGATACACTACTTGTGAATTGAAATGAAGCAGGTTTTATTGATTCTCCTACTTTATTTTGTGGTATTGACAAAATAGAAGCCGATTCATATAAATGTTTATTAGTTCGATTTAAATTTGTAGGACCATATGTCTTTGCTGGCTCTGTTTTATTTTTATAATATAAATGATTTATTGAAAAATACGTTAAAGTTTGCAAACTATCATCAACGTTTTTTGCATCATTATAAGTTAATTCAGAACCTATCATGGGCAATACATTAACGTCACTATATACGCCCTTCAATGGCAAAGCACTACTAGTAGCACTACCTGACATTATCTTAAATGTTTTATTTGCTTGAAACGGCGTTATACGTATATCTGACTGTTCGATTTTTTTAAAAACAGTTGGGTACGCATTTTCATATGGATTTTCTTTTATTTTGCTTTTGATTTGTGCCATAATAGTAAAAAGCCCCGAGACATTTATTATAAATATACCGGGGCTACAATCTTATGGTTTTTTTAGAAATCTAATTTAACACGTATCAATGCTTCTCTTTGGAATGATTTCAATAACGGTTTAGACAGTTTTGCTACTGCTAATAATTCTTGTGAATCGTTATATAATCCAACTGTAGTGATATATGTTTTAGGATCTCCTACAAAACTTGTTTGTGCTATTTCTCCAACACTTCCCGTAGTATAAGAAGGATTATTTGAGAAGTTATATTCTGCATTTTTAATTCTAACAAAGTAATGTGTACTTGTTACCTTTTCTGAATTCCTTGCAAGGAATCCATATGGGTCACTTGTTTCCGGATTAGTAAATCCTGCAGAACCAGATATAGAATGGAATAAACGGAAATGATTATTACCTTCAGAATCTGATCCAGTATTAGTTTGGAAATTAAGTTGTTGATCTAACATTTTTCCGTCTAATATTAAAGTACCATAATCAGGATAAGCTAATCCATAATAAACAGGAGCAGATGCATTATATACACCTCCATTAATTGATCCTGATACTATATTATAAACTTTACCAGCTGGAGTTACACTTGCATCAGATAATCCTGAATCATCAATCAATGTAAATACAGGACCACTACTACTTACTGTTGTGTTACTACCTGTTGCATTAAGGTCTGCAGACGCAGACATATATCCTAATGGAATTTCAAAATTTCCAGCATCTAAACGTTCTTTTAATCTGTTACGCTTAAAATTAACAACATAAATAGAATCAGTACTTCCAGACCCAGCAGTAGTAAATCTTGTATCAGTAGGATCTAATAAAAGTTGACGATATTGAGCATACACTGCTTTTGAAGCAATATTTGCACCAGTACCAACAGAATCTGATCCACTACCTAACGCATGGCCATATGCTAATGAATATTGTACTGCAGATCCAGTTGCTGCCGGATCTTTTTGAAACACATCAACATAATATCTTCGTTGAGCATCCGTTTGAGTTGAACTAGTAAAATAAGTAGTTAAACTTGCTACATTATCACTCCATAAACCAGCAGTAACAGTTTCTGTCTGATTATCTACAATATCATTTACAGCATCAAATTTAGTAAATGTGCGACCATTTCTTGCAAGTACTTGAGCTTGTTGTTGCTCAGCAATAATTTCTTGCGCTCGGGCTTGAGCTAACTGTTCAATTTGTGCATTGACAGCTGCAGCTTGATCTAAAGGAACTCCTAATCCTGCTGTTTGTCTTGCTAATCCTCCTCGGTTTGGAGTACCTCCAAGTCTTTGTTGTGTTTTTAATTGTTTAATCGTTTTCATATTATTCTTTTTTACGATGATGCTAATGCATTCGATGCAGTTATTTTATTAACAGTTAAATTAACAGTAACACTACCACCAGTTTCATTTCCAATAACAGTAATTGTTGCAGTTTTATCTGCTTGGAGAAGATCTTTAGCTATAACTTTAACAGAGAATCCAGCTACTGCAACACTTTGTGCATCTTCATTATCTCCAATAAATCTCGGTGTAGTTGGAAGTACTGAATTTTGTAATGCTTGCTCTATCTGTAAATCAGCGATAGTAGAATCAGATAATATAAAAGTATATCCTAAATTAGAATTACCTCCTTTA